TGCCTTCGGTGATCACACCGGAGCGGTTCACCAGGATGGTGATGACGGCTGTCTCAAGCAATCCGCAGCTGGCTGAGTGCAGTCCCGCGAGTTTTTGCGGGGCGATGATGCAAGCTGCACAACTGGGGCTTGAACCCAACACTCCTTTGGGGCAGGCCTATCTGATCCCGTACCGCAATCACGGGAAACTGGAAACGCAATTCCAATGCGGTTACAAAGGTATGATCACTCTGGCCTACCGTTCCGGGCAATTTAAAAGCATCTATGCCAGGGAAGTGTATGAAAAGGATGAGTTTTCCTATGAATACGGCCTTGAGTTAAAACTTCATCATGTTCCTTCAACCGAAGGTAACAGGGGCAAGGTTGTCTTCTATTATGGCGTTTTCACTCTTACGAACGGCGGCTGTGGTTTTGAGGTGATGAGCACTGAGGAAGTCAAGCAATTCGCCAAGACCTACAGTCAATCTTACAAGAATGGCTACAGTTCCCCATGGAAATCGAACTTTGACGAGATGGCGAAAAAGACGGTGCTCAAACGGGTGCTCAAATATGCACCGCTTTCTGTCGAGTTTGCCCGGGAGGTCGAAGCGGACGAAACGATTAAAACAAACCTTGACGCTGATATGGTGGCCATGCCGGACGAAACGGATTATACCATCCTCGACGAGGAAACCGGCGAAATCATTGAGACCGAAGTATCCGAAGAAACTGATCAGGCAGAGCCTCAGACAGCTGCCGACGGTCAGACGGTCATCGACCCGCGGTTGAAGTAGGACACCATGGCAAGGCCGCAAAAAAAAGGGCTTGAGTATTTTCCTTTTGATTGCGGGTTCTTTCGGGATAAAAAAACCAGGCTTGTAAAGGCGAAGTTTGGTGCAAAAGGCTTAGCGGTTCTCATTCAAGCGTTCTGTGAAATTTACGAGAACCGCGGCTATTATATGACTTGGGACGAAGACGACTGCCTCATGATGGCGGAAACTGTCGGTTGCGGTGTTTCGCCCGAGTTGGTGTCGCAGGTTATTGAATTCTCGGCTGCGCGGTCACTGTTCGATTACACACTTTTCAGTCAGGAACAGATTTTAACCTCCAGAGGCATACAAAAGAGATTTATACAAGGTGCCTCAAAACGCGACAACATCCGTATGCGCAAAGACCTGTTTTTGCTGGATGAAAACGAGATTCCGAAAGGGTCTCTGGTTAAGCTCGACCTTTTTACGGTTTCCGGAGAGAAAACCCACGTTTCCGGTCCGGAAACCCCAGTAACCGGAGAATCAATCCCTAAAGTAAAGGAAAGCATAGCAAAGCATAGCATAGTAAAGGATAGTAATATACTGCCCGGAGCTACTGGCGTAGCATCCGGACCAGCGTCATCGCCGATTGTGTATCAACTACCACTCAACACAAACAAACCCTATCCAATCACGAAAGAAAATATCAAAGAATGGCAGGCCCTTTATCCTGCTGTCGATATCAAAGCAGAGTTGCGAAAGATAAAGGGGTGGCTTGACGCCAACCCAAAACGGCGGAAGACGGATAGGGGCATCAAACGATTTATTAACAGTTGGTTATCCCGTGAGCAGGATCGCGGGGGTCGATACTACCAACCAGCGTCAAATGGTAGCCGTCAAGGCCAAACATGGGAAAACCCCTTTGGCCGGGTGATGGATGAGAAAGGAACATGAAATGACAGATCAAGAAGCACGGAAGATTTTGTTTACATTGGCAGCAGCATACCCAATGGCTTATCAAAAGATGTCAAAAGAGATGTCAAAGGAAACGGTCACACTATGGGCATCGATTTTTGCAAAAACCCCGTATGATGTGGTTGGGAAAGCGGTTCGGCAATATATTGCAACAAACGCCAGCCATTTCCCGCCATCGCCGGGAGAGATTAATCAAATCATCGCAAAAGAACACTACAAGCCCATCAATCCCAGCGATGCCTGGCAGTTGGTTTTAAAAGCCTTGATGGAGGCCGGGAGCTATCCGCAAAAAGCCTTTGACGCTTTGCCGGCACCAATTCAGCGGGCCGTTGGGAGTGCGGCAACACTCAAACAGTGGGCGATGACGCCGACGGCCGAGCTTGAAAGCTTCACGAAGCAGCGCTTTGTGAGTCAGCTCAGGGATCAGACCACGGCAGAGGTGCAGGCGAATATCGTGGATCCGAGCCGCACGCTGGAAGCCAAGGCGCCGGCAGCCTTGCCGGAAGAAAAGAAGCCGCCAGCAGACAATTTTGACCCAGCGGCGCACCGGCCAAAGGGATTGACCGATACCATGCCTCCTGCGATTACCAATAATCCGAAAATCAAAAAGATTTTTGAAAGCTGGGGTGTGATGTGATGAACGAAATGGGCCCGAAAGGATGGGATCGAAATTGATGGATGAAGTCATTAGATGGGTGCAGCGATGGACGCGCCGGACCGGGATGACCAGCAAAGAAAGCCCATGGCTGCCGGTTGAAAGCGCCATGTGTAAAGGCTTGGCCTATCTGATCAAGGATGGCCATATCATCATCGACGGGGGCAACTGTGGGATGCTGGCCGGGAAGATGGATCGGCAACTGATCACCGACTTGGCCATGGAGCTGATCGAAATGGTGGAAACCTATGGCGATTAACAGCCGAGATAAAGGCGCCAAACGCCACATCGGGAAAAATGACAAGAAAACAGGAAGATTTGTTTCAAATAAAAATTTATTTTCAAGGGAAAAAGATAGGCTTTTGGTTTTATCAGAAAGTGGAGAATTGCTATTTTTTACAGATCTAAACAAAGAAGAGTTAGTGAAAAAATTAAGTTGGTCAAAACTTGCCAATGGCTATTCTGCTTGCCGCATAAATGGCAAAGAAGTTAGCGCACATAGATTTTTTACAAACGCACCACAAGGATGTGTTGTTGACCACATTAACAGGAATAAGAAAGACAATAGATTGTCAAATCTGAGGATAACAAACAAAAGCATAAATGCATTTAATGCGGATAGGCGGATAAACAATAAAAGCGGAAAAACTGGAGTATATTTCAGAAAAGATACGCAAAAATGGGCTGCTGAAATAAAAAAAGATGGTAAGAAATATTGCCTTGGGTGTTATGAGGCTTTTGAAAAAGCATTAAAAGTACGAGAAAACGCAGAGGTTAAGTTATATGGCTTTAAACAGCAAAAATAAAGGGAAAAGATATGAGCTTGAACTTGCAAGAGATTTCAGGATGGAGGGATATCCAAACGCCCGTCGTTCAGCTCAATACTGCGGGGCCAACGGCGACGCGGACGTAATGGGTCTGCCGCATATCCATGTTGAAGCAAAACATGTGGAGCGACTAAATCTGCGTGACGCGATGGATCAGGCCGTGCGCGATGCCAAAGACGGCGAATTGCCAGCCGTATTTCACCGAAAAAATAACTATAAGACGTTGGTCACGATGCGGATGCAAGATTGGTTCAAGATTTATAAAGAGTGGGAAGCGGGAAAAGAGGTGATTGAAAGATGTTAGAAACAATTTTAAATATTTTATTTATTATTTCATTTGTTGCTTTGATTGTATTGGAAGCCTTTGTGATGGTGGACATCGCCGGCTATGCGGCATGTGCGGCAGAGTGCGCGGCGGAGTGCGAGGAGCATGAAGATGTTAAACTGGAACTTGAAAAATGAAAAAAGTGCCATTGAGGCCATAAAACTCGCCGCAAAGATGTCAGGGCAATACTATAAAAAACCAATCCAAATTGCTTATAGCGGCGGGAAGGACAGCGACGTCCTTTTAGACCTCGCATTAAAATCTGGTGTGAAATTAAAAGTTATACATAATTTGACAACAGCGGATGCACCAGAAACGATGTATCACGTCAAAAATAAATTTAAAAAATTAAAAGATCTTGGCGTCGAAACGGAAATGAAAATCGCAAAAGATAAAAATGGCAAAAGGATCACAATGTGGAACTTGATCCCACAAAACAAGATGCCACCAACAAGGCGTATGAGATATTGTTGCAGTGTTTTCAAGGAGACGAGCGGAAAAAATGCGATTGTTTTAACAGGCGTCAGAAGCAAAGAATCAGCAAAAAGAAACGAACGACAGGCTTTTGAAATTATTGGTAAAACAGTAAAAGAAGCTAAAAGGTGGGGCTTAAATAACGCCATGGAAGTTTATAGAGACGCCCAAAGGATGCCAGAAGTTTATGACTGCCAACTCATTGTAAATGCAAAAAAAAATAAAAAAATTATTGTTAACCCAATTGTAAATTGGTCAGATTACGACGTGTGGACATACATACGAGGAAATGGAATATCCTATAATCCGCTATATGACGAGGGTTTTACGCGTGTTGGGTGTATCGGATGCCCGCTTAGTGGACCCAAGAATATGAGAAAAGAGTTTTTGAGATGGCCAAAATATAAAAAATTATACATAAATGCTTTTAACAAGATGATATTAGAAAGAAAAAAAGCCGGGTTAAAGTGTGATTGGAAAAGCGGAGATGATGTTATGCGTTGGTGGTTGAAAGATGATGAAATCAAAGGGCAGTTAGTTTTTTTCGAAGCGATGGCCGAGAGGAAATAATTTATGAGCATGAAGCAAATTTCAATGACGTTTTTAATTGTCGCCTGCATAATTCTCACCGTCACGGTGGCGGTGCGTGCTAAGACGGTGACGCCGCCGAGCAAGCCGGAGTTTTCGGCGTATGAGGCGACCTTCGAGAAAGGGGACAGTGGCATTA